TTGTGCTTAAAGAAGGTGAGAGAAGAAAAACAGAGCTTCAAAAACAAGCTATGCTGTCTGTGGGCTTTGACCCTAATAAAGACAGTGATTCTGATGGAGAACCTGATGTACTGGAGATTTACAAACATGGTCTGGATGTAGAAATCAAAAGCAGACAACAGAAGTTGGCAGAAGATAAATTTGCTTATGGTAAAGAGCACGACAAAGAAAAAATAGCTTTGGAAAAGGAAAAAATAGCTGCTACGAAGCAGAAAAATAAAAAATAGCTATTACAACAAAAACTCAGAGTTTAAGAGAAAAACTTGAGTATTATTCATTTTAAAACTTAAATTTGTTTCAGACATGGTAAAGAAAGATGAAAAGCCAAAAAAAGTCTTACCCTTGGATCAGGGTGATTTTTGGCAAGAAGAAAATGTGGGATTTTTCGGAATAGACCCACCAAAACCAGCAAAAGATGAAAAGGCTTTTGAAGAGTTAAAAGATGCGGATGAGCAGATACCTGCAAAAGCATTTGAAAAGAATAAACCTCAGACTGAAGAAGAAGATGAAGAAGAGTTCAACTTCGGAGCAGAGAAACCTGCTGCAGAAACTGAGACTAAACCTGCACCGGCAGCATCAGAAAAAAATGAAAAACCAAACTCGGAGGAAATTACCCCGGATGAGGAGGTGCAGTTCTTTACTACATTAGCGAAAACTCTAACTGAAAAAGGAATCTTTCAGAATGTTGAAGTCAAAGATGGAGACACCATTGATGGAGAGAAACTGATAGAACTTCATGACCAGGAAATTGAAGCAAGAGTGGAAGAAACCTTCCAGGCTTTCTTTGAGGAAATGGATGAAGATGGCATTGCTTTTCTAAAGTACAAAAAAGCAGGTGGAGACACCAGAACTTTTTTGAATGCTTATTCCCAGTCAATGGAGTTACCTACCTCAGATTTATCTACAGAAGAAGGACAAGAGAAAATGTTGCGTTATTACTACAAAAACATTGAAGGACTTGACCCGGAAGATGTAGATGATAGAATTGAGTGGGCCAAAGAAGGAAAGAAGATGGAGAAGCTGTCTAAGAAGTATTCTGAAACAGTTACTAAAATGGATCAGCAAAGAAGAGACCAGGCTCTACTGGCAGCTCAGGAAGCTGAGTCTGCAGCAGCAGAGAACAGAAAGAAGTTTGAAACTTCCCTGGTAAAAACTTTGCAGACAGCAGATGAGATTGAAGGAGTTCCTGTAACTAAAGAAGACAAGGCAAGTCTTGGTGTTTATTTGAGTAAGCCTATTGTAAAAATTGGCAAGAACAAATACATCACCGGAATGCAGGCAGATATTCAGAAAATATGGCAGGATGAAGACAGGTCAAAACTGTTGTTGCTTGCCAAATTTGTAAAAGCAGGCTTGAAACTGGAAGGAGTGGAAAAGAAAGCAGTGACTAAGAAAGTGGCAGAAGTTAAAAAAGCAGTCTTTACACAGAGAAACACAGCAGGAGTAACCGGAGGTGGAGGAGATGAAGGTAAAAAGAGTTTGGCTGATTATTGGTAACAAATAAACATTTTTATTAAACATAAATAAAACACAACAAAAACAATGGCAAATGTTGAAAGCAGATTAATTACCCGAAGAATGCCGTGGCATGCTAATATGACAGAACTCAATCACTTGGGGGCTGCTCTTATTACCAAGCCTCAGATTTTTGAGAGTAAGCTGACTAAGCTGTTTACAGCTTATAAGTACTCCGATAATCCCCTTACAGCAACACTGGCAGGTGCTGGCAAAGAAAGAACATCCAATACCACAGAATGGGAATGGAGCCTACGTGCAGCTTCTACCAGACCTCTGGTGATCCTGGAAAACATGGAAGATGTATCTAACACAAGATTAGGAGCCGGTAAGGTAACTTTCCGTATCAAATTGGATGAGAACTGGTACACAGCAGGTGATATCATACATCCAGGGGTTTCCAACAAGAAATTCCAGTGCCGTATTCAGGAAACTCCTTTCAGACATGGTTCTGGCTGGGTGTATACTGTAAGGCTGATGGATGATGCTTTCTCTGCATTTTTACCATTGCAGTATGTTGCTGCAGGAACTCAATGGGCAAAGTTATATTCTCAGTATGAGGAAGGTGGTCAACAGTCTGGTTCAACCCAGTACAGCTTGCCTATCACTCTGAAGAACAGAATGTCTCGTTTCCGTAAAGAGTATCAGGTAACTGGTGATGCAGCAAATGAAGTGCTTGCAGTAAAAATCCCGGATTCCAATGGTGTCTATCAGGACAGCTGGATTAAATATGCTGAAGTTGAATACTGGCAGCAATGGTACAAAGAATTGGAAAGAGGTTACTGGTATTCCAGAAGCACAAGTTCCGTTCTTGGTGCTAATGGCAGACCAATCTACTCCGGCCCTGGTATTCAGGAGCAGTTGGAAGATTCTCATATCTACCGCTATTCTCACTTGAGCTCAACTTTGATTGAAGAATATCTGATGGATATTTTCTACAGCAGAGTAAAACCAGGCTCAGGAAGAAAAGTAAAAGCCTTTACCGGTGAATATGGTATGTTGATTTTCCACAGAGCTATCCAAGACTGGATGAATAAATCTGGTTTCATCAAAAATGTTGAAGTCTTTACAGACAAAGTAGGTTCTGAACTGAATGCAAATTCCTTAGTTGCAGGCTACCAATTTGTGAAGTACAGAATGGCAAATGGTGCTGAACTTGAATTGGTTCACAACCCATTGTATGATGACAGAGATATCAACTTTGAAATTGATCCGGTAACAGGATTCCCTGTTGAATCAATGAGATTTACTTTCCTTGATTTTTCAGGAGAAGGCACAGGTTCAAACTTATCTTTGGTTAACAAAAACAATGGTATGGCACTTGGTTATGTAGCCGGTTTGCAGACTCCTTATGGACCTGTAACAGGTAACAAGCTAATGTCACACTCTGGAGACTACTATGAGATGACAGTTAAAAAACAATGTGGTGTACACATTGAAGATGTTTCTCGTTGTGGAGAGTTAATCTTGACCAGAAACTAAAAGAAGTAAAGCCAAAATAGAAAGCCAGTGAAATACCTGGCTTTCCATCAGAGGGATTTTAAGTATTAAATTGTAAAATAAAAGAAAATGATAGTAGAAGTAAAGCCAATTGACACTGATAAGTGGCATGGCAAAAAAGGCAAGGAGTCATTTGCCCAACCAATGACCATTGAAGTTCTTTACAATAAGGAAACCGGTAAATACGCAACAGGATTGAGTCCTGAAGATGTGAAAAAATATGGAGAAGAGTTAGGCTTGGATTTGTCTGACAGATTTGATGCTATGAAGCCTCATCCATATTGGAGTACACAACCTGCCAGGATTAAGTTGCCAAACCATACAGTGATTTTTAACACAGAAAAATCCCTGGACTACATTAGACTTTGTAACTTGAAAGCTAGTAAATTTGTGGCAAACTCAATCAAAGAGTTGTCTGAAGGTTTATGGCCGGAAGCTACACATGTTATTTTCTCTGAAGAAGAAGAAGTTGAAGTAAAAGCAACTAAAGTTTCTAAGAAAATGGAATGTATGAAATTGGCAATGGATATGAGCAAAGATGAGAAGGTGAACATAGTTCAAATTCTTTCTGCTAAATCTGTAAGAGGTAGAAGTGAAAACTTTGTAAATGTAGAAATTGACAGCATCATAGAAGACAGACCTGAAGAATTTTTAAGATTTGCTAAAATGGACAAGCAATTGGTGTATACCAGAGCTTCAGTTCAAGAGGCATTACACAGAAATGTGTTGACAAAAGAAGGTTCTGCAGTGTATTACATGGGAGATAAGCTGGCAAATGATGTGGAAGATGCAGTGAAGTATTTCATGGACCCTTCTAATCAAAAGTTAAAAGTGGCTATTTTAGAAAAGTTGAACAAGTAATTAGATGAATATAAAAGAGATGCAGTATGACCTCAGGCTCAAGCTTAACAAGCTTGATAGTGAGAAGTACAAGAACATTAAAGTTCCGGAACAAGACTGGAAATTAAATGAAGCTATGCATCTTTTAATCAAGATGATTGCTGTACCAAGACTGGATACAAAAGTTGGATTTGAACAGACACAGAGAACTATAGATGACATCAGGAGTATTGTAGTTAATACAAGTGGTCTCTCAGCTGTTTCTTATAGTTCAAACTCTTATCTTGTACAACTACCGGATGATTACATGTATCTTGCAGGATTTGACAGAATAGTGGCTACCAAAGGGACTTGCAGAGAAGTGGATATGGAACTGATTCATGTAAGACAACATGATGATAATGCAGAGGCCAGTCCATTTGATTCCAGTAATTTTGAATGGAGAGAACTTAATGTAAGATTTTTTGAAGATGGACTAAGGGTATTTACAGATGGCACATTCAGTATAGATAAAGTGTACATGAATTACATCAGAAGACCAAAATTTATGCATAATGCAGAAGATTTTGTTGGGGGTACTTATACAGCTTTAGATGGTTCAGTTTTAACAGGAACACAGGATTGTGAACTACCTTGGCAAGTACATTCTTTAATAGTAGATCTTGCAGTACTGATAATCACCGGAGACATACAAATGCCAGACATGGGTTTCAAACAAATGAAAGTAAAAATAACAGACTAAAATAATTTAAATCACTTTTAAAAACAAAAGAAAATGAGTAAAAATAATGATGTTTTCTCAGTCTTAGTGACTGCAGGAGCAAAAGCACTGGCAGCTAAAGATTCTGCTTTAACCAGCTTAACACCTGGACAAATTGGTGTGTTCAATGCAGACACTAACCTGGCTGTAGATGACA